CAGGCACACGGCGGCCATGATCGTCTTGGCCTCGACCTTGCCGACGGCCCGGCTCCAGACATGGACGGTCACGAAGATCGAGGCGGCGTCGAAACAGGCGTTCGCCTCAGAGGTGACCTGGTCTTCACCGATGGCCACGTAGGGGAAGCGGGCGGTCACCCGCCCGGCGGCGTCGATGGGCACCCGGTCGAAGACGCGGGGCGTTCCGCCGAAGGCCGTCGCCAGGGCGGCGGAGCCGGTCAGGGCGGCGAAGACGGCCTCCTGGACGGGCAGGCTGGGGTCCTTCATTCAGCGACCCCTTCCTCCAGCTGCATCAGCACCCAGCGGCGGTCGCCGTCCAGGTCGCCGGTCCAGCGGATGTTCCAGACCCGCTCGGGGTCGCGCACGTCGACGACCCGGTCATCCGGGCCGATGCTCCGGGTCAGGACCGAGGACTGGACCCAGAGGTCCCAGCTGGCCTTGCCCTGCAGGCGGCCGGCGATCACGGTCTCGCCGCCCCGGGTCGGGTTCAGGCTGGCCCGGGCCTCGCCCAGGCTGCGCCAGTCGCCTTCGAAGTTGCCGAAACCGTCCGCCAGGTCCTGGCGCCGCTCAAACCGGACCCGGTCGCGCAGGTCGAAGCTCTTCACCTCAGGCGGTCCAGTAGGGGTCCGCCGCCAGCCGCTCGGCCTCGGCCCGCGACGGGGCGGTCGCCAGCTCCTGGCCGGCCCCGGCGGCGATCGCCGCGGCGCCCGCCTCGGCGGTGACGTTGACGCGCATGCCGGCCTTGTAGGCGATCAGCCAGGTCTTCCCGGCAGGCGCCCAGTCGAAGTCGGAAGAGAAGACGATCCACATGGGCTATCCGATCAGGAGCGCGCCCTTCCGCGCCAGGATGGCGGCGACCCCCAGCGGGATCTCCGGAACCTGGCCGGGGGCCGTGGCGGAAGGGTTGGCGTACCAGTGAGCGGCCAGCATCAGCACCGCTCGCTTCAGGGCCGGGTCCGGGCTGGCCGGGCCGGCGGTGAAGGTGACCTTGACCGCGCCGACCAGGTCCGCCGTGTCCGGCCAGTCCTTGTTCAGGGCCGGGGTGATCCGGGCCGGGCGGCCGTCCAGGTCGATCCGCACGTTCGCCAGGTCCAGGGTCTGGGCCAGGCCCGCCGGGTCCAGATAGGTGATGCCGGTCACCGCGGTGACGGGGCCGAGCGGAATGGCGATCACCTGGTCGGCGGGGAAGCCGTCCAGGCTCAGCGACCAGGTCGAAGGGGCCAGCGCCAGGCCGATCCCCTCCGGGCCTTCGATGTGCGCCTGGGCCGCGACGACCAGGTCGCTCATCAGGTCGTCGTCGTCGTCGAAGTCCACCCGCAGGTGCGACTTCAGCTCGGCGACCGAGATGATCGACGCCGAAGGCGTCGTCCAGGTCAGGCGGGTCCAGGCGGGGGTCATTCGGCGGCCTTGGCCTTGCGGGGACGCGCCGGCTTCGGCGCAGCGACCGGCTCGACCGGCTCGGCGTCGCCTATGGCGATCATGGACCGGGCGAGGGCCTCCGGCAGGTCGAAGACCTCGCCGCAGACCAGGTCGGTCGGACCGGGCGGAACCCAGAGGATGCGGACTTGCATGGCGGGCGCCTGTCAGAAGGAGGAAGATGCGCGGGGGCGGGCGAACCCGCCCCCGCTGTCTCGAGGACCGCGATCAGGTCGCCGAGTTCTGGAAGGCCCGGACGGCGTTGACGTCGATCACCTGCCCGCCGTGGCGCGACCAGGCCAGGAAGCCCACCTGTCCGCGCGTCGCATAGGCGCTGTCCGTGAACCGGAACATGGTCACCTCCATGACGTCGCGGATCGTGTAGAAGCTGAAGTCGCCGAAGAGGATCGACCGGGCGTTGGCCGCCATGTTGGCTACGTCCTGGTTGATCACGACGGGACTTCCGAGCAGGGTGTCGGGCACGCCGCCGGGAACGCCCATTTCATAACCGGGCACGAAAATCGGGCGGTTCTGGCTGTCCTTGATCTTGCGGATCTCGCGCAGGGTCTGATCGTTGAACATGAACCGCTCGTTACCCAGCTCGCGATAGGCCGGGTCCACCGAATGCTGCAGGTTCACGAGGGAGTCGTAGGTCACGCTGGTCGCTTGACCGGTGGCGCCCGTCACCCCGACGCTGACCCCCGGGACGATACCCTGCGGCTGGCCGGTGCCGGTCCCGGTCGTGAAGTGCTGGTTGGTGATCCGGGCGATCCGGGTGGCCAGGCGGGTACGGACCAGGGCTTCCACGTCGATCGAGGAATCCTGCAGCAGCTCGATTGGCACCGCCACGCTCCGCGAGCTGTACTTGAAGGTCGCGAGCGCCCGGGATCCGAAGACCAGGTTCTGGACGGCGGCCTGGGTGTTTTCCGCCACAATCTCGCCGACTTCGGTGGTGCCGTCCGACGTCGGGAAGTTGATGGTGTTACCGCCCTCGGTCTGGATCACGTTGGCGACCCGGCGCATCCCGCCGTGCTGGCGGAGAACGTCCAGCACCGACCGGGCCACCTCGGTCGCGACGGTGAAGCCGCCTTCCGAGCCCGTGGTGGTGGACATGGTGTTCTGGATCGAGGCCCGGTCGGCGGCGTTCAGGGCCGCCTCGCCGCCGCGAAGCCACTTCTGGAAGACGGACTTCGGATCGCCGCCATTGTCGCGGACGGCCCGGGCCGTGGCCTCCAGGGCGCGGTCTTCGAGAGCGTCGGAGACGATCTTCTCGTTGAGGGCGGTGATCCGGGAGATCCGGGCGTCGATCTGGTCGATCTCGGACATCTTGGCGTCGTAGTCCGCCTGGTCGTCGGCGGTCCAGGTGGGCTTCTCCACGCGGGCGTGGAGGGTCTTCGCAATGGCGCCCCGCTGTTCGCGGAGAGCCTGGATATCGTTAGTCATGATTGGGGTCTCTCTTCAGGAGGCCGGGACGCTCCCGGCGAAGGTCTGCTTGCGCGGGAGCGCCTAGGCAGCGGGGGAAAGCAGCCGGAGGGCCAGGAGGCGCTTCCGGTGCTTGATCTCGGTTTGCGGGTCGGCCTCGGCTTGGACCGGCTCGAGGACGGGGGCGGGCTCGGGCGCAGGCTCGGGAGCCTGGGCCTGGGCCTGCACCTGGCCGGCCGGCGCATTGTCGTAAACGCCGAGGTCCCAGGCCGCCTGGGCGGCGGCGGGCTTGTCCTCGGCCACGCGGTCGGCCAGGCCGGCCTGGACCGCCTCGGCGGCCGTGTACCAGGTCTCGGCGGCCATCAGGGCCGCCCACTCGGCGGGCTCGCCGCCGGCCTTGGCCTGGTAGGTCTCGACGATCGAGGCGTCGATCTTCTCCAGCAGGGCCGCCGTCGCCAGGAAGTCGCCCTTGTTCCCCAGGGCGATCGTCCAGGCCTCGTGAATCATCATCATCGAGCCGGGGGCCATCACGGTCTCGCTGGCGCTCACGGCCAGCAGGCTGGCGGCCGAGGCCGCCACGCCGTCAACGTAGGCGGTGATCTTGCCTTGATGCTCGCGCATGGCCTGGGCCATGGCCCGGGCCGCGAAGACGTCGCCGCCCGGGGAATTGATCCGCAGCTCGACGTCGCCGGCCATGGCGCGCAGCTCGCGCGCGAAGGCCTCGGCCGAGATCCCGCCCAGCCAGGCGGCGTCCGAGTCCGAGGCGACGATGACGTCGTACACGACCAGGCGGTTGCCTTCCGCGCGGAAGGCCCCCCGGCCCCGGTTGGCCTGGATCAGGCGGTGAAGCTGGCGCATCTAGGCGGCTCCGTCGGTTTGCGGATCCGGCGCGGGCGCCGGGGAAGGTTCTGTCGGGTCTGGGGCCGCCGGGGCCGGGGCCTGGGCGGGGAAGGGCGTCTCCGGCTGGCGCTTCAGGCTCAGCCGCTCGCGGACCTCTTCGACCGTCATGAAGGCCGGCTCCCCGGCCCGCCCCAGGGCGATCCGGAAGCCTTCCAGCAAGGTCTTGAAGTCCGCCCGCTCCAGGTCGGTCGTGTCGAAGGCCAGCACCTTGCGCGGCCCCCGGATCAGCTTCCGGTTCAGCTCGGTCTCGATCTTGTTCAGATGCTGGCGCAGGGTGTACCGGACGAAGCCAACGCCCATCGCCTCGACGCCCGAGCCCCAGCTGGTCGTCTTCTCGTTGTGCCCGATCATGAACGGCGGGACGCCGTAGATCCGGGCGATCTCCTCGACCGCAAACTTCCGGCTCTCCAGCAGCTGCATCTCGTCGGCCGGCAGGGACAGCGGCGCGGTCTTCAAGCCGTTGGTCAGCAGCATCGGCTTGCGGCTTTTCGCCAGGCCGCCGTGCGCCTCCTGGATCTGCTCGCGCAGCTGGTCGATCGCCGCCGGGCTCAGCCCCTGGTCCGTGGTCAGGACATAGTCCGGCCGGGCGCCATTCGAAAAGAACCGGGCCGAGTACTCCTGCATGGCCGAGGCGACCGGGGCCGCCAGGCGCAGGGCGTGGCGCAGGGGGCTCAGGCCCTGCAGGCCGTTGAACCCGAAGCCCGGGACGTGAATCATTTCGGCTTGGGTCAGGACCACCCGCTTGCCGTCCTTCGGGGCCGGCAGCAGAGGGTCGGGGTCGACACCGTACAGAAGCTCGCCGTCCGTGACGTTCAGGACGGGCGTCACCCGGTCATAGGCGAGGGGCTCCAGGCCCAGGACGCGACCGTTCGGGTCGCGCCGGATCCGCAGGTAGGCGTCACCCCGCAGCAGCAGGGACAGGCCCAGGTGCTCCCAGCCCGCCGCCGCATTCCAGCGCGGCGTCATCTCCTCGTTCAGGATCCACCAGAGATCGTCGTTGTGCAGGCGGTCGCGCTCGCCGTCGGCCTGGCGGGCATAGACCTGGACCGGCAGGGACGCGATGGTCCCGGCGATAAGGTTGACCGCTGCGTAAACGGCCGAGACGGCCAGGGCGCCGCGCTCGTTCAGCACGGGCAGGCCGGCCACGGGAAGGCTCTCGCCGAAGATCTCGCCGGTCAGATAATAGCCCTGGTTCCGCACGGGGGGCGGGGCCGGCGGCGCGAACCAGGACTTCAGATTGTCGATCAGGCTGGCCATCAGAGGAAATGAATCTCCGGGGCCCGCTGGGCCTGTGGGTTGCGGGACATCAGGATCAC